GATTCGGCAAACTCGAAAAGATGCGATGGAACGTATTCAGAGATCCAACGGTTATTCTCCTTCCACGTCCAATCACGCTCGAAAACCTGCTTGGCTCGCATCCAGTAAAATGACCCAGCGTAAAAAAACGCCCCCGGCTTGGATTTAACCAGCGGAGTTTGCGACCGCATCACGCCGCACGTTCCATGACTCGTCAGTGCGTCGTCGACGGATGGCAAATCCATATTGCCGTCCCACAGAATCTCTGCCCACTTCTGCTCTACGGAATCCCGCTGATGCGTGACGCCTTTTGTGTGTGCTCGAAAGATCAGGTGATTCGGATCGTCCGTCTTGAGCAGGCTCATCATTTCAACGTGTGTCAGCGTTTCTGCCAGCTTGTTGTTGTCGGCTCTCAGCCAATGGTCTACGCGAATGCCGTGGAATAGTTCCTGCACTTGCTCCATCGTTGCCGTTTTGCCGTCAATACCCACGCCGATGACGATCTTGCCGTTAAACTTGTCCTGATGCTGTCGAATCTGCTCGATGTGTCCGTGCCAGTTCCATTCCTTGCCTTTAAGCGGATACAGATGAAACATCAGGCTTCGAGCAGGATTCAGCAGCGGCTTGTATTCGTCACGATATGCCGACCACTTGCCGAGCGGACAATGCGATGACCGAGGCATAACCTTCAGAGCCAGATTGCACCCGCAGCCGCCTTTCGTGTCGTCGCACCAGCCTTGATTGTTCAGCGGGCATTCTGCACAAATCTGGCTTCGATGTTGCTGCTGCTCAGTAGTCGCGACGTGCATTCCGTCTTGAACGAAATCAACAGCAGCATTCTTCAGGCTGATCGCTCGATCGACAGCACGGGCGAGTGCAGACTTCTTTTTCTGCTTGCATGTCGTGCATGGCGTGCGGCCCGCAGCAACCTTAACAACGTTTCCGCCTCTTGCTGGCTGAATGACATTCTGCCCGGTGAACATCTCATCGAGTTGCCGAACTTTACCTGCCTTGCACAGCTTGTGTTGGTGCAGGTTAACCTTCACGTTTCGACGTGAGCAAAATCCAGCCAGTTCACATGAGCACGTTTCACTCATTGATTGTCTCGCGGTTCGCGTCAATCTCCTGCAGCATCAGTTCCTTCTCTTCGGCCCATTGTGCCTCTTGCTGCTGTCTCACTCGGTCTTGTGCGACTGTTCCGAATTGCGAGCCGCCCCATGAAAGCCCAATGGCAAGAAGTATCAAAACCCCGATTGCTGCGAGTTCCTGCATTACGAGCACTCCACGGTGATTTCTATCGTGATGTTCCACGGAAACGTGACAGGCCCGCCACTTGTCTCACATCCATCATACGCGACGAAGGTGAAAGATCCAGTTACGAGTCCTCCTGGTTCTACCCCCGCACACGAAGGACAGGTGAAAGTGACTCCCGTGTCAGTCCAAACCTGCCCGGTTGCTTCTGACTTGTATTCCACTTTCCAGTTTTCCGCGTCACGATCACAATAAACGCGAACGGTGAGACTTAACGAAACGAACACCGCATAAACGTTGTTGTTAACATCATTTCCATCGACGCACGAAAACGTGATTTCCTGTTCGTAGCCCTCACCCTCCCCCGGTGGCTTTCCGCAGTCTGTTCCGCCTTCACCCGCTACCGCCAGCAGCACACCGCCGACAGCGGTTTGAACACGACTCCAGCAATCCGGGCAGCACGGACACGGGCACGGCACATTGCACGAGCATTCTTTGCAAGTGACCTCAAATGTGTTGCCGTCGTAGTCCGTGAAAGTCGCAGACATTGCCCCGCAACCCGGAGCCGAAACAGGGCTTAACTCTAGCCCGTCCACGGTTGGCGTAATGATGCACTCTCCATATTGATCTCGACCGAGCGTAAGTGACAAATCGTAGTATCCGATCCGCCCTGCCCACGTCGGCGCGTCACACGGATAAGCGACGTCGCAAAGTTCTCCGCTTTCTGTGCCGTTGTTTGGATCTGTAATCGTGACGCAGACGCATTCACACGAGCATCGGCACGAACCGCAAAAGTGATCTCGACAGCCCGTGTCAGGATCGTCGATCAAATGCAGCTCCCGTGGCTCGTGCTTTGACCAACGCAACGTGCCCTCAAGGTATGCAGTCGCCACCTGCACCTCGCCGCCTGGATCTCGGCAACTTGCACCCTCGTAACACGTCGCACGGTAAACCTCTTCGCCATCGAGCGTGACGACGTACTCACATTCGCCGTCGTAGTTTCTTTCCCAAAACGCAATAAATGAATGGCCGCCAACGGTTCCTGTCCATAATGCCGTGGAAAACTCTGCGGAGCCGTATTGTATTTCTTCGTATTCAACCTCCCACTCAAGGCACAGTTTACAGGGAATGACCCCGCAGCAGCCGTCAGCGGGGATTGTGTCACACGCTTCAACGGTACGCTCGGAGCATGATTTCAGGCGTGTTGACGCCGCTCTTCGCAGATAACGCGGAGGCATCAGGCACACTCCGCTGAAGCACAGAGGTCGTCAATTATCCAGCGTGGTTCGCAGTATCCAGTCAATGGATAGTGATACGTCGCCCGGCCCTTAGTGCCGACCAGATCTGTCGGCGTCAATCCATTCAAATAACTGCAGAGATCGTAGACATAGTACGTGTCATCGTCATTCGCACCGGGCGGCGTCTTGCTGCATCCTGCAGTGTACCAATCGGCTGTGACAACCAGCGTTGTTTCTTCGACGTAATCAATTGCCGGACAAAGTACCGAATCGATCGTGAACCAGATCGTGTGACCGCCTCCGCCCTGCTCCTTTTGTTGCCATCGCCCTCGATTTGGCTTTTCGTTTATCATCCTGCGAACATGTTCACGCGCAATCTGCTTGTACTGTTCGTACCCGTCCTTATTAAAGCCGATTGCAGGTTCTGTCATGTTAATGGCAATACGGAAAAGTCTTTTGCCTCATAAACAACGTCAACGCGGTACTGAGCATTTGCGGGCGTCGGGCTTGAAATTGCCACACCGCCGTTAAGAGGAACTGGGGCTGCTGGCAGTTCGTCGTCGCCATCGTTGCGAATGTTTTCTCTTGCACCGCCATATCCGATTTGACGAAACCCCGCATCGAGTTGTTTTGATGACCAGCCCTGCTTCTGCAGGTGAATGGAAAACGTTACCGTGCGAAATGACGTACCGTTGCGAGATTGCGCTCGTGTTATTGTGATGTTCTGCATTTTTGCAAGACCAGCACCAACCGTAATTCCATCGACGGTAAATGATCCTGAGTTGATAGCGTCCTGATACGTGGTAATCCACACCGGAACCGTTGCGAGATTCTTTGAAATCGTCACATGTGGTCTGGAATCATCGATCATGATTGGCGGGTCAAACGGATCTCCTGCACTGTTCAGAATTGCCTGCCCTGCGTAGTTTGTTACAGCTGGCTTTTGAAACTGTTCATAGCCCCATGTGATTTCAGCCGGGTCATCTGTTGGATCTTCTGCAAGCTCTCGCTCCGTCGAGTATTCCGCCGTAACAGTCCAGCCCTTCCACGGGTCGGTCGGATCGACTTGCAGCGTCGTGCACCATGCCCCGGAATCGTATGGATGCACCTCACCGATGATCGGCAATGACGCATGTGATCCGACGTGATAGGCTCGCTCAGTCTTTGCTGATGTCGTTAGCTTGAACAGTCGCGTATAACTGCGAGCCCCTTTGGAGTTTGTGGCTGGAGCGTGATTTTCTCCGAGATATGTAATTGTCATTCATCCACCTCAACCGCCGCACCTTGAGCCACTGCCAGCAATGCAGAATCACCCTGCAGAATGGTTCCTTTGCGATACACCGCCCACAATCCTGTCACTGGCGCATCAGGGTCGTCTTGAACGCTTCGTGTGATTCTTGCAAACTCGATCGCGTCTTTTTTGGCTTGTGGCCATGTCATCGCGTTCTCTTCCCACCGTTTCACGACAACTTTTGCCTTCATGGATTCACCGCTCCCATTGCCAACATCATCTGCGGTTTATTTTCCTTGAGCGCCTTCTTTAGCTCCCGAGTCTGTTTTTCTGTGGCCTGCACGTTTGGGTCTTTCCCACGCTGCAGCATCGCGGCAAAGATTGTAGAAAACGCTTCCTGAGATCCGGCTGCCATCGCTCCGGCCAGTTGCGGCTCCTGCTTGGATGCTTTGTTCTTATCCCAGTCTGGCGAGTCAAACCAGTTCTGCAGGGAACCGAGCATTGCCCCGCCGCGAATCTTTGCACGGTCGACGATGCCACCGATGCCCATTTGTCCGGCTGCAAGTTTGCCCTGTAGTGTTGCAAACATGCCTTTGGCTGCTTCTGCAACTGGCTTTGTCACCTGATTGGCTTTGTTCATGTTTCGCAACACACCTGCCGCAAATCCCTGTTCTCGTGGCCCTTGCCATTGAAACGGCTGCTTTTGCTGCCCCAGATTCAATTGGCCGATCAGTGCGTTGAGCCTGTTCTGTGCCTCTTGCAAGTCTTGAGGAGCAGCCTCCGGCCTCAGCATTGCCATTAGCCCTTCGCCTTTCACCCACGCTCGTGTCAATCGTTTTGGTGAAAGCATTTCCTCCATTTTTCTGCCCATATCAAACAGCATGTCTGACCAATGAGTTTTTATTGTCTCCATTGCGACATCAAACGACGCCACCAGCACATCACCGAGAAACTTCCAGCGAGCGTCACCAAGTGCGTTGAATGCAGCCAGCACTTTATTTGATTGGTCAACCATTTCGGTGAGTCGCGGAAGAATCATTTCTCCAATGTCGCGACCAATCGCCTTGATGTTGTCCAGCAATGTTGACGTTTGCCCTTCAAATGTCTTGCTCATGTCTTGCATCATGCCGGCGAATGCACCGCCTTCCGATGTCATCGATTTTAATGCTCGCTCAAGATGGCCAAAATTTACCTGGCCTTTTTCAACGGCCTCTCGAACATTCCCAAACTCTTTGGCAAGCTCCGCTGAAATGTTAATTCCACGCCCCTGAAGTTGGTTTATGTCCTCCATGAACAGCCGCCCCTGAATTCGGGCTTTGCCGTATATCTCAGCCAATTCAGTCAGCGGAATTCCCATCCCTGCAGACAAGTCACCGAGGGTGCGTAGTTCTCCGATCACAGTTCCTGCACTGCCACCGAATGCGATCAGTTGTTTTGCGGCCTGCGTGATCTCCATCGATTCAAACGGAGTGTCTGCTGCAAACTTGTTTATTTCATCCATCACAGCCGCTGCAGACGATGCGGATCCAGTTAGCACCTTAAACTGCACCGCCGCCGTTTCTGCTGTTGCTGCGAGGTTTACGGTTTCTCTCGCCAAGCCAAACACGCTCGTAACGGCACTCTTTCCGATGTCGTACAACGCGATGCCAGAAACGATCTTCGTAACGTCGGCCGCAAAGCTGCGAGTTTCGCCACGGGCCTTTGACAGCCCGCTCTGAAACTTGCGGCCATCAACGCCAAGACGTGTTACAAGATCGCCCGCAATGACTGCCATCAGTTCATCCCCGCCAACATCCGGAGGTGAGACGAAATCGCAATGGCGCTTTGCTTAGGCGAAAGGGCTTTTGGCTTTGATCGCTTTTTGTGTTTTGCAATCCACGGCATGAAATCACGGTCTTTCATTTCCTGCCCCATAAACGCCGCAATCATTCTGCCGATCTTTGTGAGTATTCGGCACAATGGCTCACTTGTTCCGATCGGCTCAATCATGTCCTTTGCACACCACTCATCGAATTGCTGGTGCGACATCTTTGACAGCATCTCATCAACATCCGCCGTTTTGGCGACGTGTTCAGCCAGCCGAAGTGCTGTTAATCTTCGGGGGCTGCGTCTGAGTTTTTTGCGAGCTTGTCGATGTCCTGCTCAGAGAACCCAGATAAGTCCAAGGCTACGTTTACAAGTCGCTCAATTACATCTCCGCGACGTTTCCCAAGTTGCTCGATCTGATCTGCTGTAAACAGCTGAACTCCGTCATCATTTCTGCAGCACTCGACAAGGATTCGTTCTCTGACCTGCAGTTTGTGCTTCGCTCGCTTTGCCTCGGAAAGCTGACTCTGCTTGTCTTCCCATGCTGAACGCTCCCGTGGAGTCATGCCCCACACTGGGATGACCATTCCCGGACCAAGTTCAGGGACTGGAACATCCTTCTTCGCTTGTGCCAGTTCAGGAGATGTCAGGAACTGTTCCGCCGTCGCAATAACTCTCATTCGTCATCCTCTTCGGTGTCATCGTCATCCGGCTCGATCCAATTCGGGCCGGGAATATCATTCCCGTTTTCGTCGTAGCCAAGAATTTCGCCGTTGCGGAATCGCTCGCGGTCCTCTGGATCAATTGCACGGGCAAGCATTTCACGAGACAGCAACACATCGGCCCGTTTTGCCTTCCAGCCATAGCAAGCTTGCTCCGCTTCATCGTCTGCGGGCTCACAATCTCCATTACCAACAAGCAACTGAGCGCCGCGCCGATCGACCTCGACAACCGCTCCGAGCTTCCAAAATGGTTGCCCAGAGCTTCTGTCGATCTGATCCGCATATTCTGGCGTGTCAAACGCAGCCGCTACGCCGTTGTCTGATCGCACAAACTTGATTTTCAACGCAGCCCCCGATTATGTTTGGTATGCAAGCAGGCCGGTGATCTTCAGGCTCACGTCCGCCTTCAACCCGTCGTTCATGGCTCCCGTGAAGCCAAACCCAATGCCCGCCGATGTGAATGCCATTGCCGCCGCTGTCGCCGCGGTGGTGGTAATGTTCCAGACACATGCAGCCGGGGTCGTTACGAGATCCGTAATTGCCTGGTGGCCTGCGAGTGTGTCATCGTAAAAAATGGTGAACCCAAAGTTGCCGCCCTCAGAATAGCCTGTCTGGCTGTATTCTTTTCCGGCTCCAGAGGTGTCGAGCGTCGTGGCGTCGAACGTCTCGGATTCGGCCCCGTCATGATTGAAGTCAGTGATCTGAGCGACCGCAGTGAGCGATGCTGAGATTGTCTGCTTGATGATCGTGCCTTTGCACCGAAGTTTGGCCATTTGCTTTTCCCTTATGTGTTGAACTGAACATCAAGATCCAGCGTCACGACGTGGACGCCAATATCGGAACCATCTTGCGGCGGTTCGTAGTCGTCGCTTTCGTCATTCATGACGACTGCACCGATGGTGTAACTTCCGGCCGCTCCGGAGTAGTCATCCAAAAATACTCTAACAGCTGTTGATAACTGCTCGGCCTTGACGCTTGTCAGTGCCTTACAGTCTATCTCGTAATTTATGAATCGAAGCTGCCCAGATCCGCCGTCTAGACTACCGTTTTCCTCGCTGCTCATTTGTGTGATGATTACGTAGGGAAACTCAGCTTTTTGCTTTGCCTTTCCTACATAGATTCTCGATCCGCAAATTGCGTTGACGGTCGATTCATTTAATAGCAGTGAAACCAGTCCATCTTTCATAATTGTTTCTTTGCGAGCCTGACCGTTTCCTTCCAGATGCCTTTTTCAATTCCGCGTCGGATCACTTCGTTTAGTTCGCCTTTTGCCGACATCAGCACATCCGAAACCCCAGCAGCCTGTTTCGGCATTCGTCCAGTTCTCTTGCCTGATTTGGTTTTTCGCTCGCCAGTTCCAACGAACCACCAATGCACGTTGCGAGCACCAATTCCAACGCCCTTCTTGCCGCTTCTGTCTTTGTCCGATTCTTTCTTCCGAGCTACCCCCGCCCCAACCTTCACGCCTGCCACGCCGCCATTAAATTTCGTTTTGACCGACCGCGATTTGATTGCTTTGCGAATCCCCTTGTATCTTGATGGAATGCTTGCCTTCACCTTTTTTGCCGCAACTCTGCCAGCCTTTACGAGCCCAGGCCTTGCGATCTTGTTTGCCATTCCTTTCGATAACTCTCGAAATACTCGATCTAGTTCCGGCACACCGCTGACCGCAGACATCACACAACCTTGCGACGGGTCAAAATTTGAATTTCCTCATGATCCATATTCACGTCGATCGCCGTCAGAATCTCGTAAGTGTTGCCCTCGAAAATCAACCGCATGTCAGGCGTCACGTTTTGCAGCGTCTTTGTCCATTGCGTCGTCCATGCCTGATCGGTGTCCGCGTTGACCTGCTGCACTTTCCAGAACTCTCGACCGCCTTTAGTGATGACCTTACAAAACGCCGTCGCGTAGGTTTGCCAGTTGCTTGCCGTCGTCAGGTCGACATGTCCATGAGCGTCAGCAGTGCCAACCGCTTTCTGAATCGTCACCTTCTTGTCATATTCGGAGAGGCATGTCATCCCTGTGCCACTCCATAGCCTGTCCACGCCAGTTGATTCATAAGCCTGTCATAGACCGCCCGGCTTCCTGTGCAGTCTTTCCAGTTCATTTTGCCGAGTTCTTTGATTGCCAGTTTTGCCTCAACGGGAACGGCTGATGCTGCTCCGTATCCGCAAACCATTTCAACCTGAACCGCGTTTGGCCGCTCGATCTGAACCATTGGCCACGAATAGCCAAGCTTTAGTTCGATCTCTGGAGGTGTCTCAATCAGATTTGTCCAGTAGTCCGTTGATGGCAACGTCTGAAGCGTCTCTGATTCGTCGTAATACTTGACGAATGTAATAGACGACACTGGAGCAAGACGAATTTCGATTTCGTCATCATCCGGAAAGTCGTCCATGTACATTGTCACCGTCTGCGTGATCAGCTTTCGATAGCTGTCGTATTCCACCTGCTTACGGCACACCTTCAACAGTTCGGTCAACTGTTCATCGAAGTCACAACCAGTCACGCGCAGAGCGTCTTTGAACTGATCAAGAGTGATCGGCTCAGTAGTCGGCTCAGTCGTGACTTTGTATGTTGTGCTCATCGTCGCGGACGGTTTTTCTTTTGCTGATGCTGTGGCTGCTGAATGCCCTGAGTCGTGAACTCAGCAGTGCCAGCCATTACCAAAGTTTTCATGATGCCAAGAGGCAGCCGGGAGTCTTGCGACCCCGCGGCTCGCCCTTGCCAACCACGGAGGAACGTGATTGTCTGCATGACTACGCCACCAAAATTTCGTTGCAGCCCGCTTCGCTTGCGGATGTTGGCGAAACTTCCGGACGGCTGAGAATGCCCAAAATTGCGACGTAGCTTCCAGCCGCCCCGTCGCCCGTTGTGGCCGTTACGTCGATGTAACGCTTCTTGCCTTTCAGGTCGATCCGAGCCCGCTGGAACAGATTGTCATCGGTGGCCGATGGCAATGCTGATGTGCTGCCGTCAATGTTCGTTGACGTTCCCCAGACAAGGCCGGTGATATTTGCGTGACCGCTTCCGGCTGTGTCGGACTGAGTGACAGACAACGCCGCCATCGCAATGTCGGTTGCTCCGAGATAGACGATGATGTCTAAAAATCGCCAGCCGAGCGTGTCGATTTCGCCAGTCGTTAGCGTGGCGTTGTCGCTGATTGCCGCTGGGGGTGTGACGCTTACGAGTTTTGTGTCGAGCAGATTCACTATGGTTTCCCCTTACAGGATGATTCGCAAAGAATGCGGGGCTTCAACGCGAAACCCCGCGTATCGTGTCAGCCGTCGATTAGCTTGCGGCCAATTCAAGCCCAACAATCGGACCGGCTGCTGAGTTGGTGCCAAAGTCGTGACAGACAAAGTCGTTTCGGCTTGTAGCCTTAACTGCGATCTGGTCACGTTCCCAAACAGATTGGCCGCCAACGGAAACCTGGTCGCTGAACTCAATGTTCATCATGCGACGATCACCAAACTGGCAACCCATTGCGATGTCGCCGAAGATGACTGGGATCTGGCTGTTTGCCGCGACGGAAGACAGCACCTGCGAAAACTCAACGGGATATCCGAGGAATCGCGGTTGAATGCCGTTGACGATATCGCTAGCAGTTGTTCCGCCAGCAGCAAGAGCCAAGGGCTGCATGACGTTATAGAAGAACGTGCGATGACACACCCAGGTCGGGCTCGCTGATGCGTACTGTGGCAACGCAGCCACCACGCTACTGAAGTTCGCCAGCGTCAGTTCGCTGTAAGCGTTTCCAGCCCCAAGAATGAGCCCCGGTGCTGTTCCTGCGGTCAGCGTGTCGAGCTTCGTCACGATGCCGACGATCCCGTTGTATGTGCTTGTGCCGTCGCCAAGGAAACCAGACTGGTCTTCCTTGATTGCAAACGCCAAAGCAATTTCTCGAATCAATTCGTTGGCGATTGATACGACAGAATCTTCGGACAGTTCGTTGCTCATGCGAGTCAGAACCATCCACTTTTTTGCAACGAGCTTTACTTCGTTCCATTCAGCGTCTGACTCAGTTCCGGCTGTGTTTTCGCCAACCGCGTACGCCGTCAGCCCGCCGACACGTCGCGGAGTCGTCTTCGTTTCAGACTTCATCAGCGTTGCTGGAACAAGACGACGAATAACGCCGTACTGCTCGACCAAACGAATGATGTCTGTCGAGAATTCGTCAGGCACGAAGATCCCAGCACCGGAAACGTCGCCTCCGCCTTCGCCGTGAACGTTCATCAGCCCATTCTGCTGACAGAACTCTACGGAGTTGTAAAACTGAAACTTGCCTGGCATGCACATCGTGGCTGTGGCCAGTGCCCACTGACCGAAACGGTAGGCTCGTTCAACCGGCTGCCGTCCTGCTTCGTCCGCTTCCGGCGCAAAGTTGGTAGGATTGAACCGGCGAACGTTGGCTGGCAGCTTAAACGCACCGTTGCCGCCATTTGATGGCATTGCGGGGGCATTCGTGCCAATCGCTTTGATGCGGTTTACAAGCGGATTCAGGCGAGTTGCCTTGAGCTTGTTCTGTGCGTCGAGTGCCTTCGCGGCTCGATCGTTTGCGGCCTGAAGATCGTTGATTTTTGCAGTCAGGGTTTCTGCCTGAGCGTGCAATTCGCCGATTTTCTTGTCATCGTCTTCGCTGAGTGAGCCAGCCGTTACGCCTGCGTCAACCAGTGCTTGAGCCTGATCGAGAAGGGTGGTTCGCTCGCCAACCAATTTCTGAAATTCGTCCACTGTGTTTGATCCTTTGATTTTGAGTCAGGACCAAACGAAAACAGCATTCGGTCGCTGACAGTGTTGGTGAAACCAAAACTGAGCGATCAAATGCTGCTCATGAACATCAGATCGAAATTTGCCCGCGTGCCCTCATGGGTCGCTGAGCTGATGCGTGAATTGTTAGCGACTAAGTGTCATCGTGTCAATGCTCGTTTCCACATTCGCAGACGATCGGCACTGACGGAGTTCTTTGGCTTGCTCCCCTGCGGAGTCTTGCCAGTGATCTGGATCACTTCGTCGACATAGCCCGCAGCCTTTGCTTCAGCCGCTGTGAAGTGCGTTCCGTCGCCATGCGGCCCGATCAGATGCGACTTTGTGACCTCGACCGAATTGCCAGTGCGAGTCGCGTAGAGTTGTTCAAGATCCGCGTCCAGCTTTTCCATCATCAGCAGCGTGTCTGCAATGTCAGCCTTATGGCCCATAGCGATGCACAGCGAATAGTGCGGATGGAACTTACTCGTAGCATAAGCCTTGATCGTATCGCAGGCCATAACGGCAAGACTAGCCGCCGATCCTGCCAGCCCTTCGATGATGCCGGTCGTCGGTCCTGTGTGAGC